ACAACGCAGTCACCCAAGTTGGTGAACTATCAATTCTCTTTCCAAACACATCAAACCCTAATCACGCATTTGCTATTGAGCAAGGTGCTTTAGAAGTGGTTGAAGGTGAACAAAAAGACCAACGCTTTTATTGGGTGACTTTTGACAAGTACGAAGTAACTGGCAATGTGGTCACTCGCACCTACACTAATACGCCAAGGGCTTTGGAAGACAAGCTAGAAGTCAAAGAAGATGGCTCTCCTTTGTATGTCCAAGTCTGGGATGCTACAACTCAAGCAATGGTCGATACAACTAAGCAAGTTGTTACCAAAGGCTTAAAGTCACAATGGATTGCTCAGAATAAGGCATCTGCTAACAGCCAACTGGCATCTACCGATTGGATGGTCATTCGCAAGGCAGAACGTGATGTTGCTATTCCTGCTGAAGTAGTAACAGAACGAGCAAAGATTATTGCTGACTGTACGGCTAAAGAGGTGGCTATTACTGCTGCTACAACTATGGAAGAGTTCATCAATGTTGTTGCTCCTGTGACTACAGGTGAGCCATGAAAGATGAAGTCACTCACGAACACATCTATGATCGCCTACTGGCTGTAGAGTCCAAAGTAGATAACATAGAGAAGAACACAGAACACGTAATCAAAGCTTTTAACGCTGCGTCAGGTGCTTTCCTAGTACTTGAGTGGATCGCTAAAGCTGTGAAACCTATTATTATCATAGGTGCTTTCTTCGGGGCTATTTGGTTAGCTATTGATAATCGTTTTAATGGAGTGAAATAATCATCATGAATATGCCTACACGTGGTCAGAGAACAGCTAAGAACAAGATGAAGAAGGTTATGGGTGAGTACAAAGAAGGTACTCTCCACAGCGGTAAGGGTGGCCCTGTGGTGAAGTCTCGTGACCAAGCAGTTGCCATTGCCATGTCAGAGGCTGGACGCTCCGCTGGTAAATCTAAAAAGAAGTCTAAAAAGTATTGACATTTACTTAAAAGTGTGTTACTATAGTACTATAAAGATATAAGGAATATAATGGCTACGACATATTTACAGTTGGTTAACAACGTACTTATACGGTTAAGAGAAACTGAAGTATCGTCAGTAAGTGATACTCCTTATAGTTCTTTGATTGGTGTGTTCGTTAACGATGCTAAGAGAGAGATTGAAGATGCCCATGAGTGGAACTGTCTAACTACTACCATTGTTATTCCAACAGTTGCAGGTACTCGTAACTATACCTTGGCAGGTTCAGGTCAACGCTTCCGTACACAGGATGTCTTAAATGACACTCAAGATGTACCTATGAGACAAGTACCTACTAACTGGATGAATAGACAGTACTTCTTAGGAACTATACAAGATGCAGCTCCTGATAAGTACAACTATAGTGGTATTGATGGTGATGACACTCAGGTGGATATATGGCCCCGTCCTGATGGTGTCTATTCCTTGAGGTTTGAATTAGTTATTCCTCAGGCTGACCTCAGTGCTAATGCTGATACTTTAAAGGTTCCTCCTCACCTAGTACAGATGCTGGCATACGCTAAAGCTGTTGGTGAACGTGGTGAAGATGGTGGTACATCCTTCAGTGAGATATATCAACAGTATCGCTTAGCTTTGGCAGATGCTATTGCCATCGAGAAGAATCGTTACGATGATGAGACTACTTGGGTTGGTGTCTAATGGTTGCTAAGCTTTTAACCACTACAGTATCAGCTCCCGGCTTCATGGGACTGAATACTCAAGACTCGTCAGTCTCTCTAGAGGCTGGCTATGCTACCGTGGCTAATAACTGTGTCATTGATAAGTTTGGTCGTATTGGTGCTCGTAAGGGATGGACTCTATCTCATGCCTTTAACGATGACTTAAGTACTGCTGACATTAAAGCCATTGGTGAGTTAATTGACAATGCTGGTAACTCATACATCATTGCAGCTGGTAACAATAAACTATTCAAGCTTGTAGGTTCTACTCTTACATTATTGACATACGGAGGTGGTGGTACAGCTCCTACCATTACAGACAGCAACTGGCAGATGGCTCCCTTAAATGGTGTGTTATACCTATATCAAGCTGGACATAACCCACTGGTGTTTGACCCTGCTGTCAGTACAACTACTTTTAGACGTGTCTCTGAGAAGAGTGGTTATGTAGCAACTGTACAGAATAACAACTGTGTAATCAGTGCTTATGGTCGTACATGGAGTGCTAACAATGCAACCTCTAAGAGTACTGTACAGTTCTCAGACTTACTATCTGGTCATGTCTTGAGTACTGGTACAGCTGGTACTTTAGATGTAGCTCAGGTGTGGCCTAGTGGTGCAGATGAGATTGTAGCCTTAGCAGCTCACAATAACTTCTTAATTATCTTTGGTCGTAGACAGATATTGGTATATTCTAATGCTACTGACCCTAACAATATAACACTATCAGATGCTATTACAGGTATGGGCTGTGTAGCTAGAGACTCAGTAGTAGCCACTGGTAGTGATGTTATCTTCTTGTCTGACTCAGGTGTACGTTCACTGATGCGTACCATTCAAGAGAAGTCAGCACCTATGCGAGACATCAGTGCCAATGTACGTGATGACTTAGTACTTGAGATTAGTCTAGAGACTGCAGCTGACATTAAAGCTGTGTACTCAGATAAGGAAGCTTTCTATCTGTTGTCTTTACCAACTCGTCAGTTAGTGTACTGCTTTGACATGAGAGCACCACTACCTAATGGAGCTAACAGGGTTACAACATGGGATGGCTTAGTTCCCACAGCATTTAAGTATACTCGTAACAGAGACTTATTAGTGGGTGAGACTAGCTACATTGGTAAGTACGATGGCTACAAAGACAATGCTAACTCATACTTGATGAGATACTTTACTAACTTCTTTGACTTCCAGTCACCTACTGTGATTAAGATTATGAAGAAGGTAGGCGTAACAGTTATTGGTGGTCAGGGTTATCCAGTCACTTTAAAGTTTGGCTTTGATTACAGTGACATCTTGAACACACGCCAGTTTGATTTAGCCAATGCAGCCATTGCTGAATACAATATAGCTGAATACAACATTGGTGAGTATGGTGGTTCAGCCTTTGACAATAAAATTATTAACATTGGTGGTTCAGGCAAGGTTATTCAGCTGGGCTTTGAAACTACAGTGTTTAATAAGTCAATATCCATTCAGAAACTTGATGTCTACGTTAAGACAGGGAAGACACGATAATGAGTAACTATACTAAAGCAACTAACTTTGCAATTAAGGATAGCCTGAACACAGGTAATCCAAGCAAGATCATTAAAGGTACTGAGATTAACACTGAGTTTGATAACATTGCATCAGCAGTGACTTCTAAAACAGATGCTAACAACGGTGCTCTTACTGGAACAACCACTGCAGTGAATCTTACTGTCTCTGGTACTTTAACAGCAACTGTGGACGGAGGCACGTACTAACATGGCAGATCCTATTGATTGGACAAGTTTACTTGGAACCCTTGGCTCTAGTGCTGTAGGTGCTGTAGGCTCTAACTACGCAGCTAACCAAGCAGCTAATGCAGCTACTCAGTCAGCACAACAAGCTGCACAGATGGCTCAATTCAGACCTGTAGGAGTTACTACTAGGTTTGGTAAGTCAGGCTTTAACTATGACCCTACAACTGGTCAACTCATTGGTGCTGGCTACCAAGTAGCTCCTGATGTAGCTGGCTTACGTGAGGGTCTGCTAGGGATGGCTAGTACTGGCTTAGGTCAGGCTCAGCAGATTCAAGGTATTCAACCTAACATCAATGAGCAAGCTCGTGGTCTGTTTAACTTAGGTGCTCAGTATGTAGCTCAGACACCTCAAGCTGCAGCTCAGCAGTACATGACTCAACAGCAGCAACTGTTGGCTCCCGGTCGTGAACAACAACTGGCTCAAACTGTTAATCAGCAACAACAGCAAGGTCGTTTAGGTCTAGCTACAGGTGCAACTACAGCTGGTTACACTCAAGGTGGTCAAGGTCTAATGGCTTCTAATCCTCAACTGGCTGCTTTGTACAATGCTCGTTCAGCTCAAGATGCTCAACTGGCAGCTCAAGCTCAGCAGATGGGTCAACAACAAGCTACCTTCGGTCAGAATCTAATGACTGGTGGTCTGAACTTGTCAGGTCAAGGCTTTAACTTGCAGAATCAAGCTCTTACACCTTACACTAACTATCTGTCTGGTGCTACCAACATTGAGAATCAAGCTGCTAATGCTCTGACATACGGTCAAGGCTTAGGTTCAGCAGGAGCAGCACAGGCTCAGGCTGCAGCGAACCAATATGCAGCAGGACAGACAACTGCTAACACAGCTCAACGTGCAGCTTTGCAAGGTACTGTAGCTGGATTAACAGATCCTATCAGTCAGTTAATTAAAGGACTAGCTAACCCAGCTTCAGGGGCTGGCTACCAACAAGCTGTTAACTATGCTGCAACATCGCCTACAGGCTGGTTAGACTTCTAAGGAATAAACAATGGCAAAACAATCAATTCAAGGTTTGTTTGGAGGCATGGGTTCTCCTGAGGAAATGCAGCGTCAACTGATAGAGCAGAAGGCTGCACAGTTTGCTGAGATGGGTCAAAACCAGCAGCTTAGCTCAATGGCTTACAAAGGTGGTGCTAACTTAGGACAAGGTTTAGCTGGAGCTTTTGGAGTAGACATTCAAGATCCTACTATCCAACGTGCTACCCGTCTGCGTCAACTTGCAAGTCAGTACAATACCAATACAGCTAAAGGTCTTCGTGACATGGCGGCTGCATTGCAGTCTACAGATCCTGAGTCAGCTTTCCAGTTAACTCAACGTGCTCAAGCTATGGACATGGAAGAGGCTAAGTTAGGTTCTGAACAAGCACTTAAAACACAGCGTGAGCGTGAAAGAGCAGCTGCAGATCCTTTCCAGAAGCTGCTAGAGACAGGTAAGTATACTCCTGAAAGTCTTGCTTTATTTCAAGTGTCAGGTAAACCAGTAGACTTAAAACTTGTTGAGAAAGCTGAACCTAAACAAGCTACTTCTGAGTTTGAAAGATTAGTTGATAGTCTTCCAATTTCAGATGAAAAGAAACAATCAATGAAAGCTCAAAGAGCTACTTCTATGATGTCTGCGGATAGTTCAGGTCTTAAAGCTATTTCAGCTGAGTTGGCTCAAGCAAGATTAGATGCTTTAAAACAAGAAACAAAGCAAAAAGAAGATAAAGCTTCTGATGAAAAGAGAATGGCTATTAGTAAGCTAAGCGATGTTGAAACTGCTGTTGATACTTCTTTGGCAACAGCTGAACGAGCACTAAAACTTGCTCCGGGAACAATGCTTCAAGCTACTAATCAAGCTTTGTTTAATAACATTCCATTCTCAGATGCTAAGTCAATGAAGAATCTAGTAGGTTCTTTGAACAGTGAGAAAGCTTTGCAGACACTTGAGCAATTAAAGTCACAAAGTAGGACAGGTGCTACAGGTTTTGGAGCTTTAACAGCACCTGAACTTCAACTTATTATTGATAAGACACGTAGCTTAGACCCTACTGACAAGATGTTTAAGGAAAACTTAGCTGTTGTTGTGGACGGTTGGAGGAAAATTAGAAGCTCCTCAATGGAAAGTCGTATCAATCTTCAAGGTAAGGGAGAGAAACTTTCTACACTCAAGTCAAAGGTAGCAGCTGTTAAAGCTAAGGGATCAATGACAGCACAAGAGAAAGCTGAAATTGACGCTTTGAAAGCAGAACTAGGAGTTAATTAATGGCTAATGAATTTGACATTTCTGGTATTCCAGTAGACGGTCAGCCGCAAGTAGCACCAAAGCCAATGGAAGACCCCGGTACTTCTGTTCTAAGTCCTAACTATCGTCCTCGTAGTGCTTTTGGTGGTCAGCAAATTGGAGGAGCCATTGTAGGTATTCCCAGCACAGTGCTTGGCCCCGTAGGTTCTGCTGCAGGTTCTTTTGTTGGAGGTGCTGCAGGTGAGGCTGTTGAACAAATAGCTAGAGACGAGCCTTTCTCATTAAAACGAGTGGGTATGGCTGGTCTTGAGGAGGCTGCTTGGGATGCTGGAGGAAACCTTGTCTTAAAAGGCTTAGGTAAAACACTACGCTTTGGTGGCGATATATTAGGCTTTTCTAAGAAGGATATTCCAGATCCTAATAAAGCAGCTCAGACATTCTTGGAGAAACATGGATCTTCATTACCAGCATCAGCCCGTACAGGAAGTAATTTTGATGCAACTTTAGAGGGTCTTGTAAATACTCCAGCTACCGCTGATCTGTTTAAGAACAAGCAACAAGAAATTGCAAATGCACTACAGGCAGGTCAAAAGGATGTATTAAAGAAGTTTGCAGCTTCACCTGAGTTTGAACAAGCACTTCGTAATAATTCCTCAGCTCAAATAGCTTCTGGACAAGTTTTTCAAAACTTCATTAAAGACGGTGAAAAAGCTTTAAGTGATTCTGTAGATCCTATTTATACACGTATCTTTTCTTCAGCTCCTAAGAGTAACTTAATTGAGACAACTACTGGAGGAGCTCCCCAAGTAAATATGTTCTCAATTAAGAATTGGGCTAATTCAGAACTTAAAGATCCTCAAGCATTGACAGCAGGTCAACGTTCAATATTAAATGAAATGAAAGCTCTTCCACCAACTGTGGACTTCTTTACACTTCATAAGATGCGCTCACGTTGGTTAGCTGAGAATCGTGACAAGTATGCTTCTATGGGTTCTGAGAAAGATTCTAGAGCCTCTGGTACTATTTCAGGTGTTATTAAACAGTTTGATGATGCTTTGGACTTTTCAGCTGGAAGAACACTTCCTCCTGAGTTACTTAAAGAATATCGTACAGTAACTGAATCATATCGAAAAAGTATTCAAAGTTTTCAATCAGATACTATAAATGCAGCAATGATTAAACGTCCAGAAGAGGTAGGTTCTTACCTTTTTGCTAATGGTAATGAAACAACCATTAAAGATGTTTATAAAGCACTGGCTACAGCAGGTAATTTAAATAAGAAGTCTTCTGCAGAAATTATGAATGCTTTGCGTGTAGGATACTTAGATGCCTTGACAGGCACACCTGAGAATATGCTTAAGTTCTCTAAGGATCTAGAGCAAAATAAAGCAATGCAAAATACTTTCAATGTTCTTTTTGGAGGAACACCTCAAAAGGAAGCTATTGAGGCTATGAACAATGCAGCTAAGTTAGGACTTATTGCACCCTCTAGAGAAGCAGGATTTAATATGGCTACCGCAGGAGCTATGAAAAGTCTTGCCGGAGCAGCTGCATTATACGGTTCAGGTTATATTATTCTTTTAAACCCTGAGCAACAACAACAAGCTAAGGACAACTTACCCGGTGTTCTTGTCACAGCTGGTGGACTTTTGTTATCTCAACGTAACTTAGCTAAACTGTTGCTTGATCCTAAGGGTGCTAAATCATTGAAGTTTGTAGCTACTGCTAAGGATAAACTTTCTAGTCCTACGGCATTCACTAAGTTGGTAATTGAACCAATGAATAATATCTTAAATACTCCTGTGTCGTTTGAACAGAATCCTTTTCAAATTAAAAGTGAGTACGATATTTCAAACTTACCTATTAAGTAACCCCTATGAAGAGGCTAACTCTAGCCCTTCTCATCATCTTTACGAGTTTTATAGCTACGGCTGGCTTCGACCCTAATGCAGATAGATGTGTTAAGTGGACATGGAGGTGGGCTGCTGACTATAAGACTCGTATTGTCGTATGTCTAGAATGGAAGAAAGCAGACAAGAAATGATTGATCCTCTAACAGCTCTAGCAGGTATACAGTCAGCAATTAGCATGGTCAAGAAGGCAGCAGGTGTTGCCAATGACTTAGGCTCTCTTGCACCTATGATTGCTAAGATGTTTGATGCTAAGAGCGTAGCTACAAAGGCTATGCTTCAGGCTAAACAATCTGGTAAAGGTTCCAACATGGGGACTGCATTACAAATTGAGATGGCACTAGAGCAAGCCAGAGCCTTTGAAGAAGAACTTAAGATGCTCTTCATGCAGACAGGCAAGATTGATGTCTGGAACAAGATTAAAGCTAGGCAAGCTGAGATGGACTTAGCTGATGCTAAGGAGCTAAGTGCTTTGAAGAAGGCTGAGAAAGCAGCTAAGGAGAAAGAACAAGAGATGAATGAGATAGCCATGATTATTGGTGGTGTTTTCTTTGTACTCTTCTTAGTCTTTGTTGGTGTCAACGAGTTAGTTAACTTCTGTGCAACTACTCAAAGGTGTGGCAGGTGAATGAATACCAGAAGACATTTGACCTATGCCTAAAGATATTTGTCTATGGACTTGTAGCTCTGTACTTCTTAGGCTTCCTTAAGTTTCTCCCTGATGATCTTTCTGACAAGATTGTTTCTTTATTATTATCTAAGATAGGACTTTAATGTTATCACTATTCTCGACCCTTGGTGGTCTACTAATCTCAGGTCTACCTAAACTATTAGACTTCTTTCAGAACAAAAACGATCAGAAGCATGAGTTAGCATTAGCGCAGATTCAAGTTGAGATGCAGCTTCAGATGATGGCTCAAGGGTTTGCAGCTCAAGAGCGTATGGAAGAGATACGTACAGATCAGATTGCAATGCAGACTGATGCTGAGATGACTGTAGCAGCTTACGACCATGACAAGAAGATTATGGACAAGTCTAGTCGTTGGGTGGTTAACTTTGTAGGTACTGTACGTCCTATCGTTACTTATATCTTTGTATTGGAGCTATGTGCTATCAATGCTTGGATTGCTTACTATGTCTACTCAAACCCTCACTTAGTTTTAAACATGAGTGACTTGATAGCTTTGTCTGACATTATCTTTAGTTCAGATGAGATGGCTATGCTGGGCGGTATCATAGGTTTCTGGTTCGGTTCACGTAGTTGGGCTAAGAAATGAAGTTAAGCAATACTGGAGCTAATTTGATGCACCAGTATGAAGGATGCAGGAATAAGCCTTACCTGTGTCCTGCTCATATCTGGACTATTGGTTACGGTCATGTACTCTATCAGGAACAGATACGCTTACCAATGGTAGCTAAGGAGGGACAATCTACGATGATTCGTAAGGAGTTCCCATTGAAACAGGAGGATAACCGTGTATGGTCTAAAGAAGAGATCGAGAAACTATTCGCAGATGATGTCAACCTTTTTGAACGTGGTGTTCTACGACTTGCTCCTACTCTATCTGGTCGTCAAGGGGCTTTCGATGCGTGTGTCAGCTTTGCCTTCAATGCCGGATTGGGTAACTTTCAGCGTTCTACTATTCGGATGAAGATTAATAGAGGTGAATGGAAGGAAGCTGCTGAAGCTTTTATGCAGTGGACTAAGGGAGGTGGTAGAGAGCTACCCGGCTTAGTTAAACGAAGGAAAGCTGAAGTAGTATTATTCCTCACTAGCTTTAAAGACGAGGATGTGTAAACATAAGTTTCAAACTTACAATTACAAGAATAAAGCCCCAAAGGATCACTCCTAAGGGGCTTTTTAGTTGGTTATCCTTGTATATCTGTCACTTCAATGCTGATTAATCAAGGATAAATGCTAGGGTTATAAATCCTATGTGTAAGTAGATGACTTGATTAGCTTCCTCTGACATCTTATCATTCTCATCCATGATATAGAGTTCATCAGCTTCTATGCCAAAGACTAAACCAGTCTTGAACTCAAAGTCAAGTATCATATCTCACACGCACCAGCGGTACAAGCAAGAGTCTGAGCACCCTCAACATTGTCAGTACCTTCAACCAGTTTGTCCCAATCAATACCAGCTGGCATAGCAGCAACCATTGCATGATACTCTTCTTCGGTCATGGCCTCATAAGGAGCTTGTCGGTATGTTCCAC